AGCGGGTGCGCGGGGCCCTGCGGAACACCGGCTTCGTCCACCCGCCCCGCCGGATCACGGTCAACCTGGCGCCGGCGAGTATTGACTTATGGAGACTGGCGACTATCGTTCGGGCATGACCACGAAAGCCGCCCTGTACGCCCGCCTCAGCCGCGACCGCACAGGCGAGGAGACGGCAACGGCGCGCCAGCTCGACGACTGCCGAGCGTTCGCGACCTCGCGAGGGTGGGAGATCGTAGGCGAGTACACCGATGCCGACGTGAGCGCCTACAAGCGGAACGTCGCCAGGCCGGGCTACGAGGCGATGCTGGCCGAGCTCGATGCCGACCGCGTCGACGTCGTCGTTGCCTGGAAGCTCGACCGGCTCCTCCGGCGAGTGATGGACTTCGAGAAGCTCTGGGAGCGGTGTGAGGTGCACGGCGCCAACGTCGCCACCGTCCGCGACGGGATCGACACCTCGACGCCGATGGTCGGCGAGCTCCTGCCTCGGCTGATGGCCACGTTTGCCCAGCTCGAGTCGAAGAACCTCAGCGTCCGCGAGCTGCGCAAGCACGAGGAGACGGCCAAGAAGGGCGGCCGCTCTGGGGGCGGCCATCGGCCGTTCGGCCTGTCGCGCGATTGGTCCGAGCTCGTCGAGCCAGAGGCGGCGCTGATCCGCGATGCCGTGACGCGCATTCTCGCCGGCGACACGATGTACGCCATCGCCCGCGAGTGGAATGATGCCGGGATCCGGACGCCGACCGGCAAGCAATGGACCGTCCAGCATGTCGTCTCGATGCTCCGCTCGCCCCGGATCGCCGGTCTGCGCGAGCACCGCGGCGCGATCGTCTCTCGTGGAACGTGGCCGGCGATCGTCGACCCGGCCGATCACGAGCGCCTGCGCGCCATCCTTGCTGGCCGGCGCCGGCCGGGCGCTCCGGGCCGCTTCCTGCTCTCCGGGCTCGTCAAGTGCGCGCGGTGCGAGTCGACGATGGTCGTCCGGCGCCGGCACGTCGACAAAGCCCGCATGTACGGCTGCGAGAAGGTCAACGGCCGCGCCGCCTGCGGCGGGACGCACATTATGGCCGAGCCACTTGAGGCGCTCGTCAGCGAGATGGTCCTGACGGCGATCGACTCGCCGGCTCTGGCCGTCGAGCTGCAGCGGCTCGAGGCAGACGACTCCTCGGCCGGGGACGTCGAGGCGCTTCGCGTCGACGAGCAGGCGCTCGAGCAGTTGGCCCGCGATCACTACGTTGACCACCTGATCGGTCGCGCCGAGTTCCTCGTCGCCCGGGACGAGCTCCACGCCCGCGTCGAAACGACCCGGGCAAGCCTCGCCCAGCCCGCGGGTTCGACGATACTCCGGGACCTCAGCCAGGACGGCGCTCGAGTACGCGCCGGCTGGCAGGCGGGCGACCTGGCCTGGCGTCGCCAGCTCGTCGGGACGCTCGTCGATCGCGTGAGGATCGGCTCGGGATCGCCGGGTGCAAGCCGGTTCGATCCGGCCCGCGTCGGGGTTACCTGGCGCGTTTAGGCGGGGCGCGCGCGTTTGGCCTCGGCCGTACGCAATCGAAGGATCCACAGCGCGAGTCGCCTGTCCGCTATCGCGGGCTCAGGGAGGCGCATCATCGCCACGGCGATCCCTTGCGTTACGGCCGAGGCGGTCACATAGTCGCGGACGGCGATCGCCTTGTGGGACTCGCCCCCGAGATAGTGTCTGACCGCCCAGGTCAGCTGCCTCGTCACGACGGACGCCGGCACCTTGGACACCCGCGCTGCGTTCGCACACCGAAGATGGCGGCGAACCTCAACACTCGTCCTGTTGGTCCGGCCGCGCTTTTGCGTCAGGAGCTCGAGCCCGCAGCGTTCACATATCCGGGCTTCCATGAACCCGCCGCTGACGCTCTTGCACCAGATCGTCGCCAGGCGCAAGTCCGATGCCCCGAGCCGCGGCAGCGTGCCCTCAGCACGCAGCTTTACCCGCCTCATTCGTTCGGCGTGCGCGACACCTCCACGCCTTAGGCGCGCGCCGTCCGGTGGCCGATGGGGTTTCGCGTTTGCAGCGAGCCAGATCGCCTGAATCTGCCGCGCCGCAGCCCACGACCGCACGATGGCCCGTGGTGCCGCCTGCCTGATCTTCTTGAGGTCATCGTCAGAGAGGTGCACGTGTTCCAGCGCCCGGAGGCCCTCCGAATCGAAAGCATCCGCCGCCATCTGCCGCGCTCGATCGACAGACGCCCGCAGCCCGTTGCACTGCCCTGAGAGATAGGTGGGTCGAGTCGGGTCGGCGAGATCCGCACCATCGCGCTGGTTGGCCCACGCCCGGGTCCGCTCGACACGACGTGGGCAGCCGCGCGCGTGGCGTTCCCTAGTTCCGAATTCACGGACCCCGCGACACTCGATCACCAGGCGTTCGACGCGTTGTCGCATCTCCGGCAGCCGAGGACGGCCGGGCGAGCGCCGGCACTCCGGGCACGACTGTTGGCCACCCGTGGACGCCCCGCCCAGGTACTCCCGATCGCAGCGCTGACAGCGCTTTCTACCCTCGCTCGTGCAGCGCACGCATCGCGATCGGGTGATCGCCCATGACGGTGGGTGGTCCAGCAACTGGCCGCAAACAACGCACTGCTTAGCGACGACGTCCATACGATCCCGAATGATAGCCACGGGTTTTGGGAAGTGGTACAGGTCCGGTAAGTGCGCTTACTGAGCCTGTGGGAAGGCCTGCACGTGGCGCCACGATGTTCCCGTGCAGGCCACCATCGCCGAGCTCGTCGCCGAGAGCCGCGCTCGCCAAGGGCTCCCGCCGAGGGTCACCGATCCTCGAGCCCTGGGGCAGATTGCCGCGCTGATTTCTGCGGGGGAGGCGAACGCTCCCCAGCAGAGAGACGCATCGATCCAACCCCAAGCTGAGCGCGATTCACGTGGACGCTCGGCCATGGGCGTCCGCGCTCCTTGGGGCGGCCCGCCGGCGAGTGATCCTCCTGGTGGGCCGCTCTACGTCGAGGAGCCGGCATGAGCCGCGGCGCTGGGTTCGAGAACGCCGACATCGACGTAAACCTCCTCGACGACCCGAAGGTCAAATCGATCGTGCGATCCACCCGCGACGAGGGGCTCGTCGCGCGATGCGTGGTCGCCTACCTGGCGACCGTGACGAGCTCATGGGGCGCCGGCGAGCGCGTGTCGCTCGAGGATGCAGCGCCGATCTGGATCACAGAGATCGATGACCTCGCCGATCGCCTCGTGGCCGCGCGACTCCTGGATGGAGAGCATCGGATCCCCGAGGGCTCCTGGGCCAGCTGGTTCGAGCCCGCCTCCGATCGACGAGAAGCACGACGAGAGAGTGGCCGACTCGGCGGTCAGCGCTCGGGGGCAGCTCGTAGCGAAGCGTCGCTCAGGGGTCGCTCAAGCGATGCTGAGGCAGCGCTGAACCCGGCCGGGCAGTCACGGGATGAGCCGACCGAGCGCCTGCCGGCGCGGCTACGACCGACGATGGCGATCGATCGTCGGCGACGCGATCGAGGTGCATGTCCGGATCTTTGGCTGGACCTGCCCAGGCTGGGGCATTCCGGCGCATCACACAGCCGACCTCACTGGCGATCACGAGCTGGCGCTGGCCCTCGGCGGGCGATCGACGCCGGCGAACGTCCAGATCCTGTGCCGCGCCTGCAACGCCCGCAAGGGATCGCGACCCGTCGTCACCGAGCAGCTCACGCTCGAAGTCGAAGGCCGCACGGCATGACGCTCATCGCCTGCGCCACCTGTCAGGAAATCGTCGAACGACGTGACCTGGGAGGCCATGTCGATCGCCACAGGCCGAATGCTTCAGAACGTGGGTACGGTGGCGAATGGCAGCGGCTCCGTGCTGCGCACCTGGCGATCGAGCCTGACTGCCGAGAGTGCGGCAAGCCCGCCACCGACGTCGACCACATCGTGGCGCGACGCCAGGGCGGCAGCGACGACGACTACAACCTGCGGTCGCTCTGCCACGCCTGCCACTCGCGTCGGACCTCACTCGACCGCTGGGCTGACGCCCGGGAGGCGACGTGACCGCCGCGTCTGAAAATCCGGATTTTGTAGACGAGGCACCTCTTCACTGTGCCGGTTCCGCGCCGGCGCATACACGCGCGAAATGGGGGACCCCCCTTGGCCGGTCGAACGCCCACGCCCGACGAGACGAAGATCCGCAACGGCAACCCGGGCCACCGCCCGCTCCGCGACCCGGTCCTCGTCGGCGGCAGGCTCGCCCAGGGCGATCGCGTCCCGATGCCTCGCGGCTTCACGAAGCTGGAGCGCGCGGCATGGCGTGAGCTGCTCGCCCCGCTGGTCGCCGGCGGGATCCTCGACCGGGCGGACCTGACGCTCCTCGAGATCGCGGCGCAGGCACTCGCTCGAGCGCGGGCGGCGCGCCTGATCCTCGCGAAGGACGGGATGCTCCACACCAACAGCCAGGGCGTGGTCGCGCATCCGGCGATCGCGATCGAGAAGAGTGCGATGACCGAGTACCGGCAGCTGGCGATCCAGCTCGGGATCGGGCCCGCAGGCCGGACGCGCCTCGGCAAGAGCGCCGCACCGAAGCCCGAGGGCGGCATGGCGGGCGAGCTCAGCCGGAACCTGCCGCCGCCGGTGCGGCTTCACGTTGCGAATGGCGACGACGAGTGAGCGACCGCAAGATGCCGGCGAGCTATCACCGCGCCTACCGAGCTCGGCGGCGCGCCGCGGGCAATCCGGTCCGCCGGCGGGAGGGCTACGTCCGTCCGGACGGAGCTCGGGGCCTCGGGCCTCACCGCCTCGCGCGATTCGCGACCGATGTCGAGATCCCGCGGTTCGAGTCCCACCCGCTGGTCGCCGAGGCGGTCGCACGGTTGAACGGAGTCGAGCAGCGAGAGCTCGGGAGCACGTACGACTCGATCGTCGGCGACCTGGTCGGTGAATACGTCCTCGCGGCGATCGAGGGCGGCGATCCAACCGCGGCAATGGATGCCTACCGAAAGCGCCGTCGGTTCGAGGACCGCGCGCTCGTCTACGGGTTCTACCTCGACGCGCTGCCCGATCGCTCGTGGGATCGCCAAGGGACGCTGCGGACATGAGCGTCGTGCCGCCGGTCCGCCGCGGTGGCGGTCGCGAGAAGGTCATTCCCACGCTCGTTGGGATCCTCGAGGAGCTGCGCGAGCTCCGAGCGATGCTCGAACGGATCGAGGCCAGGCCGCCGCAGGTGGTCGTTCGTGAGTGGCGGCCAGATCACCGCCGGCTCGCCGACGGCGGGCAGCTGGTACGGGCCCAGCGCAAACGGATCCGCGAGGAGGTTGCCTGATGTACGAGTACGCCGCGCAGGTCCTCGATGTCTACGACGGCGACACGATCCACGTCGAGGTCGATCTCGGCTGTGACATCGACACGCGGCTCACTGTCCGCCTCGCAGGCATCAACGCCCCCGAGCTCGCGGTGAAGCCCGCCGGACCCGACGCCCGGGACTTCCTCGCCGCGACCCTCGGCGCTGGCGCGATCACGCTGCGCACGATCAAGGATCGACGCGAGAAATACGGACGCTACCTCGGCATCCTGATCCTGCCGGACGGCACGAACGTGAACGACCTGATGGTCAGCTCGGGCCATGCCGTCGTGTACATGCCGGTCACCGCCTGATGGTCTTCCTCGTGGTTGGCCTTGCGCTCCTCGCCGCGCTCGGTATCGCGGTCGCGATCGGAGACCTGCGCCGGCGGTTCTGATGCTCACCGACGGCCCGCGAGTCGCGGCATTCTGCAAGCGATACGTCCGCCACACGAAGGGCCGCTGGGCGGGCAAGCCCCTCACCTTCGAGCCGTGGCAGCAGGGCTTCCTCGACGAGGCGTTCGAGGTCGATCCGGCCTCCGGGCTGCGGGTCTACTCCGAGGTCCTGCTCGGCATCCCGCGCAAGAACGGCAAGAGCACGATGGCCTCGGCGATCGGGCTCTACCTGCTCACCAGCGACGGTGAGAACGAGCCCGAGATCTACGTCGCCGCGGCCGCGAAGGACCAGGCGCGGATCGTCTTCAACCAGAGCAAGCGGTTCGTCGACGCGAGCCCCGGCCTGCAGGACTTCCTCCGGGCCCGGCAGTACCACATCGAGTGCCTGCAGAACGGCGGCACGCTCAGGGTGCTGGCCTCCGACGCGCCGCTGCAGCACGGGCTCAACCCGCACGGCAACATCATCGACGAGCTCCATGCCCACAAGAGCGACGAGCTGTACACCGCCCTGACGTCGGGCGGCGGCGCGCGCGAGCAGCCGCTCACCGTCACGATCACCACCTCGGGCATCGCCGAGGACCAGGTCCTCGGGGTCATCTACAACGCCGCGCTCGAGAAGACGGACCTCCTCGAGCAGCGGCCGGGGCTCACGATCGTCCGCGATCGCGCCGCCGGCTTCCTCATGTACTGGTACGGCGCGGCGCCAGACGCGGATCCGAATGACCCTGCCGTCTGGGCTATCTCGAACCCCGCCAGCTGGATCACCGAAGCCTACCTTCGCCGCGAGCGCTCGAAGCCGACGATGCGGCTCACCGACTTCCGGCGGTGGCACCTCAACCAGTGGCCCGGAGCGGTCGAGGACTGGCTGCCGACGGGGGCCTGGACCGGCTGCCAGGTCGGCGAGTACGACCCGAACGACCTGCTCCACGGCCTCGATCGCAGCAAGCCGGTTGCCGTGGCCATCGACTTCGGCGTCAGCGACGACACGACGTGCGTCACGGTCGCGCAGCGGATCCCGATGCCGATCGGCCGGACGCGGCCGGAGATCCCGAGCGACCACGACATCGTCCGCGTCCGGTGCCGGTTCTTCGTCCCGGACGCCGAGAGCGGCGAGGAGGCCGACGTCGCCGAGATCCTGAACTACCTCCGATCGCTCCGCGTGCGCTTCCCGGTCCTCGCCCGGAAGGTGCCCCGCCGCGGCGCCGCGGGCCCGGTCTACGCGTACGACCCGTGGGGCTTCAAGGCCATGGCCCAGATCCTCGAGGCCGAGGGCCTCGTCATGGTCGAGGTGCCCCAGAACGACGGTCGCATGGTCCCGGCCGCGACCGAGCTGTACGGCCTGGTCATGTCGAAGCGCCTCGAGCACGACGGGGATCCGCTCCTGGCGAAGCACATCAGCAACGTCGTGGGCCGGGCGCGAGGAGAGTCCGGATGGCGAATGACGAAGCTCAAGAACTCGCGTCGCAAGATCGACGGCGCGATCTCCGTCGGGATGGCCGTCCACGAGGCCTTGCAGCCGTGGCCCGGGCAGCGCGTGAGCGCGTTCATTGCTTAAGCCGCTCGTCGACCTCGACGGTAGTTGCAGCGGCGGTGCGCCAGTCGAACGTTCGCGGCCGTGTGCGGGCCGCCATCGACCACGGGAATGATGTGATCCAGCGAAGCCCGCATCCATCGGTCCGGATCGATCGGATCGACGATCTGTTCGCAGATCCCGCAGAGCCAGCGATCCCGCTCGAAGATCGCGAGCTCGCTGAACGGCTCGATAACCGCCGCGTGGAGCCGCGCTCGACGTCGATGCGAGGCTTCACGGGCCTTCTCCGGGTGGGCCCGTTTGTAGGCGCTCTTGCGCCGTCGTTCAGCCTCGCGCTGCTCAGGCGTCATCGCGTGATATCGCTGCTTCGCCCGAGCGATCGCCGCCTGCCGGTAGGACTCATTGTCGACGTAACGCTCACGGCGAACACGACGCTCGGCGTCGGCGCGGGATCGATACCGGTCGGCCCGCTGCGGAGCGATCCGCTCAGCGTTTTGCCGCGTCCACCCGCGCATGTATTCGGCGCGCTGGGCCCGCTCCTCCGGGGTGCTCATGTCCTCCGAGCGTAGCGCCCGGGAGGCAATCGCGGCGGGCGTTCGTAGCGTAGTGGCCAGGCTCACTGGCGACCCTGACCTCGGGTGGTGCCTGTGCCCCGAGCCGCTCCTCGATCTCGACGACGACGACGACTTCTGTTGGGCGTGTAGGCGTCCCGTGGACATGGACGACGGTGGCCCCATCGATGACGGCTCGGAGGTCGAATGACTAGACCCCCGATGTACTCCCTCGCGACCGGCACCGGCGGCATGCCCGACCTGCGTGCCATGTCGGCCGAGTGGTTCAGTTTCCACGGCATCGCCCAGCAGCAGGCGATGGAAGTCCTCGACTCGATCCAGAGCTACGCCAAGGCGCCGGCGACCGAGGCGTGGGTCTACCGCTGCGTGGCGCTCAAGGCGAGCTTCAACCAGGGCATCCCGCTCCGGGTGTACGTGAAGTCAGGGCGCGACCGGGTCCCGGTCGACGACACGAACGACGGCGCAGCGCAGGACCTGCAGGGCCTGCTCGACGACGTCAATCCGATCAGCATGACCGGCGCCGATCTCAAGGCCTACAGCTCGGCGGCGATGGCCGTCTGGGGTGAGAACTACGTCCGCAAGGTCCGCGGCTCGCGCGGCTTCGGCGTCAAGGAGCTGTGGTGGCTCCGCGCGCCCGACATCACGCCGAAGATGGGCCGCGTCTGGATCGACAGCTACGACTACAAGGACCGCTCGGGCTCGACCGAGAACTACCGGACGCCGGACGTCATCCCCTGGCGAACGATCAACCTGCAGGATCCGACGCGCGGCCTCTCGCCGCTCTCGTCCATCCGCTACGCGATCAGCGTAAATCGCCAGGCGAGCGAATCCGCAGCCTCGATCCTCGCCAACTGGTCGGTCCCGCCCGGCGCCTGGATCATTCCGAAGGACGCCGACTTCACGAAGGACGACCGCTCGCTCGTGACCCGGGCGCTGCGCCTCCTCAAGGGCCCGCGCAACCAAGGCAAGGTGCCGATCCTGCCGCAGGGCCTCGAGTGGAAGTCGATCGCCATGACGCCGGCGGACATGGAGGCCGTCCACCTTCGCAAGCTCAGCCGGATGGAGGTCTGCGCCGCCCTCGGCGTGCCGCTCGTCCTCGCCGGCGACGACGAGAAGTCGAGCGTCTACGCCAACCTCCGCGACGCCGAGCGCGTCTTCGCCCGCTCCGAGATCGGCGGCCTCGACTGGGTCGCCGAGGGCTGGAACAGCTGGCTCGTGCCGGACTTCGATCCGGCGCCACCTGGCCAGCGCCGGCTCGTCGTTGCCTACGACTACACGGGGATCGAGGCGCTCCAGGCGCCCCTCGAGGACCGCAAGCGCGTCGCCCTCTCCGAGATCGAGCACGGCGCCCGAACGGGCAACGAGTACCGGGCCGAGTTTCGGACCGGCGATCCGCTGCCGAACGGCGAGGGCGACGTCGTGACTCGCCTGGCGACCCTGCAGCCGATCGCACTCGGCGATGCGCCGGCGACCGGCCCGAGCTCGCAACCGGAGCCCGATCAGCCCGACGCGGGCCCAGCGCTCGACGTCGGCAGCGACACGATCCGATCGTACGGACGCGACCTCTACAAGCACCCCGCCGTCAGGGCGTGGCTGGCCGATTCGACCCGGCCGCTCGACACCCGCCTCCTGGTCGGTTACAGCGCGACGCGCGAACAGCGCGACGCCATCGAGTCCGGGCTCCGCCGGCGCGCCGCTGCGTCGACGATCGCGGACGACCTGGAAGGAGCCAGCGCGGCATGACGCTCACAGCCGTCCGGACCGTCAGCGACGACGGCAAGGTCAGGATCAT